CCCCACGGTCGAAGTGGTCGTAGCCATCAGTCAGTTACCTCTCAGGAAGTGGCCGTCGAGTCGGTCGCGGAGGACCCACCCGAGTACTGGCCGATTTCGATGACGATGAATTCGGCCGGGGTCTGAACCGCGACGCCGACGGAGATGTTCACGACGCCGTTGGCCACGGAGGCGGCGGTGTTGTTCGAGGAGTCGCAGGTGACGAAGTACGCCTGGTCCGGCGTGGTCCCGGCCAGCACACCCGTCTGCATCAGGGTGAGCAGGTACTGCGTGATGACCGCGTTGATCTGGTCCCACAGGATCGAGTCGTTGGGCTCGAAGACCGCGAAGCGAGTCGCGTCGAGGATGCCCTTCTTGATCAGCATCAGCGACCGGCGGATGGAGACGTACCGGTCCGGCATGCCCGTCGACAGCGTCCGGGCGCCGTAGATGACGAAGCCCGTACCCGGCAGCGACTTCAGCACGTTGACGCCCGCGACGTTCAGCGCGTCCTGGTCGTCGTTGGAGAACCGGAACTCCGTGTCCAGCACGCCCTTGAGGACGGTGTCGATACCGGCCGGAGGCTTCTGCACCCCACGCGAGGCATCGGTGCGCGCGTACTGGCCGAGCACCGCGCCGCCAGGCGGCAGCAGACGGGCCGAACCGGACGCAGTGGTCGCCGGGTCGTTGACGATCAGCCACGGCCCGTAGACGGCCGCGTACGAGGACGCACGCAGCGCCGAGCCGCCCGTGGACATGCCCTGGAGCGAGAGCGCGTAGGAGTGGGCGTTGTCGGCCGAGGTCGACTTCACGCCGTCCACGACGACGAACACGCTGCCCTGCTCCTCGGCCCACTCGATGATCGGGTTCAGGACGGTCGCGTCGGTGACACCCGGGAGGTTGAGGACCAGGTTCGCCTCGACGACTTCCAGCCGCTCCGTCGCGGACGCCAGGTCCACGGCAGCGACACCGTCCGAACCGCCCGCCAGGGCGACACCGGACTGGATGGCCGGGGCGTGGGTCGGCACCCACGCGGTATTAAGCAGGCTCTGGACCTGGATGAAGGACGAGCCGGTGACCGGGGAGTTGATCAGCGCGGTGGCGTTGCGGGAGTCGGCCGGGTCCAGGGAGACGTCCGGGAAGCGCTCCTTGAGGAAGGCCGCCGTGTCACCGCCCACGTACACGTACAGGTCGAAGCGGCCACCGCCGGACGAGGCCGCCGTGACGTCCACGTAGACCGTGTTGCCCCAGGAGCCCGGAGAGATCGCGGTGATCTTCAGGGTCGGCTCGGGAGTCGCCTCGGTGTCGTCGAGCGAGATGCTTGCCGCGACCGCGTCGGCCGCAGCCGCACGCACGATGTAGGCACCGCTGCCGCCGTTGTTGAAGTACTGGTAGACGCTGAACGGCAGGTACTCGCTCGTGTCCCCGAAGCCCCCGAAGGTGGCCACGTACTGCGACCAGGACGACACCAGCGTGGGGGCCAGCGGCCCGCCCTGCTTGTTCGTGCCGACGAAGGCCGCGACGGACTCGCCGGGCGTGGTTACGGTCTGGCTGAGAGGGGTCAGCGTCTCGCTGATGTAAACACCAGGCCGCTTGTAGACAGTCATCTGTTTCTCCTGGGTAAAAGGAATTCCTGGGGTTACGAATCCTGGGTACGGTTCATGGGCGGATTACGTGGTCCGTGGAGTACTCGAAGTCCAGCGCCACACCGGTCGCCTTCACGTAGGACTCGGCATCGGACTGGAGCATTTCGCTGGATACAGAGATCAGGTATTCGCGACGGAACAGGCGCTTGCCGTTCTCGTCACGGGTGTCGGCCAGCTCGGGTCCACCGAGAAGGTCCAGGCGCCGTACCGTCCCGTCCTCGGGAATCTCCAGAAAGCCGAAACGCGCCGGGAGACGGTCGCGCTGCATCATCGAAGACGCCAGCGCTATGTCGTGCTCCGCGAGACGGGTGAAGACCATGACGCGGTACCGCAGGTCGAAGGGGACCGGATACTCGACGAGGTACGGGGACTCGGTGACGTCGTAGGAGGTGTCTCCCTCCGCCCACCAGCCGGGCTTGCCCTCGGGCGCGTACGGCAGGAAGACAGGGCCACGGTGCTCCCGCTCGTCGGCCTTCTCGATACCCGCGTGCTCGATGACCACCAGGGGGAAGGTCTGCTTGGCCAGCTCCGTCTCGGGAATGCGGTAACGCACCGGAACGGGTCGGCCGTCCGGTGCATTCGCGTCAGTGACAGAGAGACCCTGGAGTTTCGCCTTAACGGCGCGGTCCTCGTTGATGAGCCATGGCAAAGCGGGCCTCACGGGTCTCGAATAGCAGAAGTCTTCCGCCATTCAGGATCCCAAGAAAGCCGGGAAAGTTTATAGTCAGACGGCCTGGGACCAGTGCGCGAACTGCACATCGTTGACCAGCTCGTCCGGCTTCATCTGCACGCACTCGATACTGACGATGACGTCCCGGTTCTGAATCTGCCCCAGAACAGCAATCGACGTGACCCGGAAAACCGAGGAGTCGTAGACGAGACGGTCCACCAGGTATTTGCCGTGGTCGATGTCCTGGTCGGTGAACCCCATCTTCCGCAGGCTGTCGAACGAACAGGTGAGGGAGATGTTGTCGACCGTGTACAGACCCTGCGGGGTGTCCTGCGCCGCGCCCTGGCTGTGGATGACGTGCAGCGCCGGGATCCGGTACGGGCCGATGAACGTCTTGCCCTGCCCCGTCGCCTCGTCGTACAGGTCCTCCCCGGCCGGATCCGTGTGGGAGTACCGGTAGTACTGGACCATCTCGCCGGTCTCGTGCTGGCGCCCCCGCAGCGACGCCATCATCTCGGTGGTCTCGTAGTTGGCGTTGAACCGCCCCGACCGCTTCCAGTCCAGGCGGCCCATCAGAAGTACCCGCCCCACGTCTGCGAGGGGATCCCGGAGTCGTCGTCGTTCTGGTGGCCCGGCCCGATCGGCGGGAGGATCCGCGTGGGCAGGGAGTAGTCGTCGTACTCGCGCTCACGGAAGATCGGCACGAGACGGTTGGTCGTACGGGAGACACGCCGCAGGTTGGTGACCTCGATCGCGTACAGGCCGACGCCCATCTTCTCGCACAGCATCTTGTACCGGTCGGTGAGCATTTCGATCTGCTTCTGGATCTGCGCGAACCGCTGGCCCCGGTCGACCGAAGTACCGTCGGCGGTCTGGACGTTGATGTCCGTCGCCGCGTCGGTGGCCAGCGCCCACATCGCCTCGGTGCACGCCAGCATGACGATCATGACGTCCTCCTCCGGCGGGAGGTTCGCGAAGTCGACGGGCTCCTCGGCGTAGCGGATGAAGCCGTTGTCGTCGCGGTACCGGGCGGAGATCGTCCGGCCCCGGTTGTGCTGGGCGAACGCGTCGTTCAGGTAGACGTCCAACTCGTCGTCGGCGAACAGGCTGTAGGACTGCCCGGAGGCGAGCAGCAGCGCGTCCAGCGGGAGCGGGGCGTTCAGGGTGAGGATGCCGTTCAGCGCGTCCAGGACGTAGTCGCTGGTGGTCAGGACGGTCTGCGTGGTGCCGACGACCTGGACGGCCTCCAGGCCCGTGACGTTGTTCGCGCTCAGTTCGTACTCGGCGACGTCCCCGGTTCCCCGGATGGTGTCGCGGAACGGCGTGAGCCGGTCGCCCAGCTCGCTCCTCACCCGCGACCGCAGGTCTTCAAGCGTGGCCATTCCGCGACTCCGATCAGGTATTAAGGGTCAGCGCGCCAGCGGCGATCTGAAGGGACTCGTTCGTCGCCGCCTGGAGCGGGCTGTCGATCGGCCACGCGTAGATGACGGTGCCGGTCGTGCCGGACGCGGAAGTGACCAGGGCGGCGTAGGTGGCCGCGTCGGTCATGTCGGCGGTGAACGGGCCGAAGAACAGCAGCGAATTGTTGCCGGTGGTCATCGGGGCGCCGGACGGTGCGGTCCAGACGACCTGCTGCCGGGCGTAGCCGGTCGTGGTGACCTCCGGCAGGGCGGTCATGCTGTAGGTGCCGTCCTCCTGCGTCGGGTCGGCGATCAGCAGGGCCAGGTAGGTCGTGCGCGGCGCCGCGAGGGCGATGGCCCGGCCGGTGAGCATGTCCAGGGCGTTACCGGCCCAGACGGGATTGGTACCAGGCATCAGGCATCCGCCTTCTTGAACAGTCGCGTGAAGTCGGACAGGTGGATGGAGAAGTGCCGGACCGCCTTGCCGGGCGCGCGGTTGCCGTCGTCGGTGATGACGTGGGTGTCGTAGTCGTGCGCGAGCACGACCGAGTCCTCGCCAGCGTGGCCGACACCAGCGGTGCCAGCCGGGTGCACGTCGACCACCACGACCTCGGAGCCGGTGGGCAGGTGGCCCAGCCCGGCTCCGTGGCCTTCGGCGTTCTCCAGCACGTACGTCTCACCCGTGGCCGGGGAGGGAGCGGGAGTAGTCATGTGAGGGGGTCTCCTTGGACCGTCAGTGCCAGATGTAGCCGAGGCCGTCGAGGTGGTCGTACAGGTCCTTCGGCGCCTTGTAGCGCTGGCCCTCGACGAAGTCGTAGTGCTGGCCATGGCCATAGGTCATGTTCTCGATGGAGGTGTTCACCCGGAACTCACGGTGAGGGATCTCCACCTGGACGGCCTCGGCGACCTCGATGACGGTCTCGACGACCGGCTCCGGGGTCTTCGGGCGGGCCTCGACGACGGTGTCCGACTTCTCGGCAGCCGCAGCCTCGTTGATGAGGGAGATCTCCCTCTCGCGGGCCGCCAGTTCGTCGGCGTGCTCCTTGGTGAGGGCGGCCTTGTTACGGCCGGTCAGGTCACCGGGACGGGCAACATTACGTGCAGGCATTTGTTTCTCCGGGTTCGGGACT